ATGTTCTTGAGGAATTTCACTATGCTCAACATTTAATATATTAGTCTCTGGGTGTGCCCAGTCAATAGTAAAAAGATATTGTCCATGGTAAAATTTCTTATCTTTTCCTAAGAATTTACCTTCTACGCCAGCCAACCAATCAAAGCAATGAACAGAAGGCCAATAACTAAAACAGTTCCACAACTGTAACTCGTCAACCGACATATCCGGCACTTCGGTTCTATCATAACGTTTTTGGAAAAACGCTGAGATAGGCAATCTATAAAAGACTGCACCATTTGGCAACATAACGTGAAATAATAAGGCACGTCCTGATATACTTGCCATACCGAAGATGACACAGTCTTGCTCGCCTTTTTTATCCATGTCCATATCATACAAATATTCAGTACGAATTTTGCAGTAAATAGGTGGTATATTCGCGTTAAGGTAGGCCATATTTTAATCCTTATATTATCATTATCCATAAATGTCTCCCCAGTTTTCCCCTGACTCATAATCAACTTTATTGGGTACCTCTAGTTTAACAGCATTTTCCATAATCTCAATAATTTTATTTGCATGTTCTGGAGACTCTACTGATAAATCTAATTCATCATGAATTTGTATGTGTGCTACAATACCTTCTTTATATAAATCAACCATTGCTTTTTTAGTCATATCTGCAGCACTACCTTGAATTAATTTATTTAAAGCTTTGTAAAGATAAGCTCTTTTAATCCCTGGTCCGTGTTCCCTGAGTGCTTCTTCTTGAGGCAATGCTTTATGCATACCAAACATATTTGGTTCCCATAAATGAAACCTACATAATCTACCTAGCAACGTTCTAATTTGACCTTGATCCTGAGCTCTATTTGATGCAGAGTTCATTAGATGTTTAACAAAAGGTACCTTTGCATGATACTGATTAAATAATTCATCTGCTTTTTCTTTTGTTACACCAAGTTCTGCTTGCAGTTTAGTTTTACCCATACCATAAAATAAACCTAAGTTAATTGTTTTAGCTTGTGATCTAGGTATCTCTGCCATGTCTGCTACGATCTGGTGAAAGTCTGTATCTGTATTTTCATTATACGCATCAACAACATCATACACTGATGGAAATTTATGAAGTGCTGCATAATGCACCACAAGTCTTGGTTCTTGTTGTGAGTAGTCAAAACAACCCCAGGTATGATTCTCTTCTGGTAAGAATAAAGATCGTATCATAGGTCCTAGATCCTTGTTCCGTGCTGGAAGTTGCTGTAAGTTTGGATTACTATAACTGAATCGTCCTGTTACAGTACCACCTTGATCGGATCTTATTTGATTGATGTCAGCATGAATTCTACCTTTATGTTCATATTTAATAATAGTATCAATAAAAGTTGTGTGTGCTTTATTAATCTCTCTTGCTTGTGCAATTTTTTGAACTAAAGGATGTGTATGTTCAGCTAAAAAATTTTTAGTAAAAGAGGGTGCTTTTATTTTTTCAGAAACAGAATATGGTAAATTTAATTTATCAAATACTTTTGCAATACTTCTTGCAGCCCATATCTGTGGTTCAATACCTGTTTCTTTTTGTACTTCTAATAATAATTGTTCTTCTTGAGATTGTAGTTGAGTTTTTAATTGTGAAGCTCTCTCTGCATCTACTCGTACACCTTTAAATCTCATGTCTACTAGACATGGAAATAAATCTGTTTCTAAATTAAAAATAGATTCTACATCTTGTTGTATGATTTCTGTTTTAAATTTTTGCCATAACTCTAAAGTTAACTCAGCATCTTTTTCTGCATAAGCTCCAACATACATTGGTGGTAACTTCCACATATCTGCTTTTGGATCAAGTCCTCTAGATTTTGCTTCATCACTTAAAGCAGTTTCATTTTTACCATGACCTAAATAATCCCAAGACAATGCATTTAAAGAATATGCAAATCTATTCTCATCAATTAAACTTGCTGCAATCATGGTATCTACTATTAAACCATTGATTTTTATACCTAAATTACGTATCCAACATACGTCATACATAGCATTGTGAAAAATTTTTATGGCTGGACAAGCCATAGTATCAGCAAACCATGCTAATACTTTTTTACGATCCATGTTGCTTCCTGATCCATGAGCAATTGGAAAATAAAATTTTCTACCCGCAACAGCTATAGCAATACCAATTACTTCTCCATTACCTATTACAGACCCAGAACCTTTTGTGATAAGATCAGGATCTCTAGTTTCTAAGTCAATTGCTATTTCATCATAGGACCTTAAGTCAGGAAATTCTTCTGGTTCTATCCATTCTGTTTGTGCAGTAAATATAGGTACTCTCATTATATTTTTTCTTTTAATGAATCTAGATATTCTTGATCTTCTTTATCTAAATCTTCTTGTTTCTTTTTACCAAAAATTTCTTCCCAACGTTTTTTATAATTGTCATTAGGAGGTCGAGACTTACCGTCCCATTGTCTACCTTTTTCTTTTGCCATCTGTATCTCTTGTCTTTTTAATTTCTAATTCACAATAATGAATTATTTTTTCTAGATCTTCTATGCCGTTTTTATTTTTATAACGACATACATATTTAATAACATTTCCCTGAAAGAAACTCAAGTCGTTCTTAGAAATAAACTCATAGGGTTGTATGTGAAAATCTTTGTAGTGACTTCCGCCTATCTGCTTATCTTGTGGAAATATTTTTTCCATGTCATCTTTATGTGTCATATTTTTCTCCTTTATAATGTGGTAGTTGTTGATTTAACGGGGTAATATAATACTTGGGAATTGAGGCCCCGAACCAACTTCGTTCGTTAGAACTTGAAGCTACCACTCTCCACGGAAACTGTCCCTCTATCCCGTTCTGTTTAAAACTACAAAGAATAACCATAACGTTCCTTCTTTGGTTTTAATAAGTATAGGCTTTCTTTGGCTCTAGTTGAGCCAACATACCAAACTCTATGTTCTTCATCTGCTTTATCAATATTGTTTTCTACAGATTGTCTAATTTTTCTAGCGTTGTCTAATACTAAAATAACATTTTCACACTCACCACCTTTTGCTGCATGAATAGTAGATACTTCTATTCTTGGAGGTTGTGATAACTTATCTCCATTAGATAACATTGTTCTTATATAAAAACATTCATCCTGGTCTGCTTTTGTAAATAAATTATACCAAAGCGCATCTTTACCATAACCAAAATCATCCATGTTATAATATTGTTTATTTTCTTTAAATTTAAAAAAAGGATTGTCTGGTAAATATTCATGTATTTCTTTTGCATCTGCTAGATTAATTGAATTACCTTTACATAATTCACTAAAGTTTAGTATCGCTTTATATAATCTTACATTGTAACTCTTGCCAAACCTATCTTTAAAATATAAATTATTTGATTTTAATTGTTTGGATATTTCATCAGATCTATAAGTGGTTCTAGTTAGTATTAACCAATTATCTTTTGTTAAATCAATATGTTCAATATTATAAATAAATTCAACATTTCCAGCTGATCCTTTTTTTGGAAAATATTGTTTTTCTTTTCTAGTTTCTATTCTACTAACAATAACGTTAGCTAAATCCTGTATGTTTTTTGGTACTCGATTTGAATAAGGTAATACTATTTCTTCTGCTGGTTCATTTATAAATCTATTAACATCTGCTCCAGCCCAGGCAAAGATTGCCTGATCGTCGTCTCCTGCTAAATAAATATCTTTTGATTTTTCTTTTAATACATCAAACATCATCCATTGTATTGGAGATAAATCTTGAGCTTCATCTATAAATACTACATCAAACTCTTTACATTTTTCTTTTTCATTTACAAACTTTGTAATCATGTCATTAAAATCATAAAGGTTGTCACCTTTAAAATGATTATAATTTAAATAGATATGTCCTAAAGTTTCATAATCAATTTCATTACTCCATTCATTTGTATTAAATTCTTCTTCAGGAGAAATATTTTTTACTTTTGCTTTATTTATAAGTTTAAAATACTCACTATTAAAATTTAAATAACCAGACCCATCTCCAGTATCTGTAACTCTTAAATTTAATTCCTTACCTATTTGTTCATAATGTACTGGTTGTAATACAGATTCTTCACTCATACCTAATGTGTGAAAAGCAAATGAATGTAGTGTTTGAAAATATATCAAATCTTTTTTATCTAATTCAGGATTTCTTTCTAACATTCTATCCTTAGCTTCGTTAGCTGCTTTTCTAGTAAATGCAAAATAACCTATTCTATTTAAAGAAGTTCCTTTTTTAATATATTCATCTACTAAATTTAATAATGTAGTTGTTTTTCCTGTACCTGGAGGACCAAAAATTTTTTTAATCATTAAAAATTTTCTCCCCTGGTATTATTAATTACTCTTTCTTGTGGTTTTTCATCAGAAAGTAATCCTGGAAACTTATCTAAAGATACTACAGTTACATTAATTGGATTATAAGAATTAGTATCTCCATCTTTTTTTGGAAATCTTTTACTTACACCAAATTTTGCATCAAATAATTTTGTCATTTGTTCTGCAGTTATTTTTCTATCCATTTTCCATTCTTTATTTTTTAAAGAATCAAAAAAACTTGAGTAAACAAAAAAACCTTCGTTACCTTCTATTAATACAGCTCCAGTTTTAAATGCTGCATATGTAGTTGCTTTTGGTCCATGTAAATATTTAGATAGATACTCTTCTAACAACTCTTCATCTGAAGTACCTTTAGGTGGAGGTGTTGTTAATTTTGGTGGGAATAAATTATCCAATATATCTTGAAATTCATTTTGTTTTATTTTTGGTGGAATCATATCTGCAGCCGCACCGATAATTGCTCTTATATTATCTAACTCTATTATTTGTCTTATATTTTTTGCTCTAACTTCTTTTGTAGTTTGACCATCAGATAAAGTAACATTGAAAGTATACTGTGGTTCAGCATAAGTTATTTTTTGTAATCCTGATAACGCTGGGAAAACTCTTTTCTTATCTGATAAATAACCAAAAGCTCTTTTTCTACATTCTGCTTTCATACACACTGGTTGTATTGGATCTTCAGTACAAGTATGTCCTTTAGTTTCTCTTACCCAAGATTTTAATTTCTTTTTAGTTTTTTCTTCTGTCCAATCTATTACATCATTAGCACCGGGTTCAAAATATTTACCAGGTGCTGCAATAACCATTTTCTCCCAATCGTCTGGATATTTCTTTTTAGCAAACACCATATAGTTATATAAAAATCTGTCTCTACCATCTCTTAATTTATTTTTAGTTAATATTGCAAGACAAGGTGGACCATCATTAAATTCTTCCCCACCACCATTTAATAAAGACCTGGTGTGTTCTAATGTAAACTCTTCTAATTCGTCAGCACTATATGTATTTGCTTCAACTACATTTATAAATTGATCGAAAGTAAATGTTGTACCATCTAAATTAAATGCAACTCTTTCAGTTTTGTTATAATAAGGTAGGTTAATATATTGACCCATATTCCATTTACCTTCTGAGTCTTTACCCAACTCAGTTTGTTTAGGATATATCTCAATGTTAGTTGGAAGTTTTAATGTAAATAATAATCCTTCTAAAAAATTTCTTATTGCAACAGCTCTTATTGGTTCTTTAACAAATAAATATAAATGTAAACCACCTGATTTAGATTTAACTGGAACAACTGGTAGTTTATGTTCAGCAATAATATCTAAATATTTTTTGTATGGAAAATTAGAATAACTATGTTGTTTGTCATCAATATCTATAGCACCAAACTTTGCCATACCTTTATCATCACACGGTTGAATACCAATAGATTGTCTACCGTTTAAATGATCTAAATAATCTTTTTCAGTAATCTCATCATGAGACCAACCATAAACTGGTCTAGCCTTACCTGTGCTTGGATCAATGGATAGTTTTGTTAGGTCTGCAGTACCGAATGCTCTTTGCAAACCTGTAAAAGTCTCTATAAATTTTCTTTCTTTATTATCCATTATTAAACTGTTTGTAGTTTATGTGGGCGATTGCTCGCCCACAATATATTGGGTAGATTAAAAGTGAGAAGCTTCTGATTTAGTACTATCTGTACTTTCACCATGCTTAACTTTGACATCACCTTTAGATATACTTTCAGCAAAAGATTTAGCTTGTTGGTATATTGCAGTATCTTGTACTGGACCAACTTTGCTAACTTCCCATCCAAACCAAGTTCCTTTGTCATTAGACATTTGAGTAGTTCTCAAATTGTATGTGTGACTAAAGAATGCTGGTGTGAACATTCCGTTTTTGCCTTTCATTTTAATACTTGCCATCATACTATTCCATTTTCTACTAATCTTTAATTGTGTTGATTTCATGGCAATTAAAGCTGTAGATGGAGTATTACCTAAAACAACTACAAAATGACTTGCAGTTTTTTCAATATAATTACCATTAGGTAATCTATCTTTGTATGAGGCATCTCTTTTTGTTTGAGTTAGTATATCACTAGATGATGGGTGAATTGCTACTGGAGCACCGGAACCTTCGCCTCTATCTTGCCATTCAATATACTCTAATTTGTAATGACAAGGAATGACTTCAATTCCTTTTTCTCCATCAAACAATTCTCCAGTTACAGAGTTATAAATCATTCCAGGTTCAGCACCTTGAACATATTTACCATCTCTTTTATTAACTTCTGGAGATAATTGTCCTAGTATTTTTAAGAATGGTAATGCTAAATCTTCATGAGTTAGATTTTCCACTCCTTGGTTTGCATCTGCTTCAAATATATTTACAGATAGCGCACCTGCATTAACTTTTTCAGTCATTGCATTATTAGTCCTTGGTTCTTGTTTCTTTATTACTTGTTCTTGTGACATATTTTTTACTCCTTTATGCACGTGTTATTTTAGTTCGGTTTCCTGCGAACACATTAAATAGATCAGAGGGCATATCGAGACCCTTTTCGATACGCTCCCTGACCAATGCCTTAAGTGTCATAGGTTCAACCTTTAACTTTTGGGTCGGTTGATAGCCTTGACCTTGCGCAAGGACAGCATATTCTGCTGCCTTGTTATCCTCGTTACGACCAAAGGAAACAGTAACCTCATTTTTAATAAGATCACCCAGGCCGTTATCACGAAGCCATTTGAATGCTTCTTCCTTTTTTTCTACAGGAATTGAAGCACCATAAACTGGTTTTACTTCTATAGCTGAACCATCTGCTAGTTTCATTGTACTAATATTCATTTCGGTCATCATTGTAGGAATGACTTCACCCGATAATGTTTCAGCTTGTTGTTTAAGTTGTTTTAAAGATTCTTCTGCAATCTTTATTTCATCTTCTAGATTTCTAAGTTTAATAACTTGATCTGATAATGCTTTAGCATCATTAGTTTGAGTTATCGACTCAGTTTGATCTGCTTCGAAATTTATATTGTTCATATATATTTATCTCCTTTGTTAGAGTTAGTATTTCTTTCTTAGCACTTTTAATCATTTTAAAAGCTTTGTATTTCATATAATAAAAATCAAAAACTTTGTCAAGATGTAAAATAAAAATAAGTACAACTCCTAAAATATAACTTAAAAATTTAATATCTTTATCTCTTTTAAACAAATTAAAATTTTTTATAAACTGTATATCTTTCTCGGTTTGTTTTATAAAATTTTCTAATTCTAGCTTTCTATCTTTCATACGATACAATCTGTTTTGCATCTTCCATCGTTCTTTATCCGTCATCTATATTTCCTCGTTCGTATAAGTTTATTTCAACTGGGTAGTATGTATGCTCTTGTCTGTCCCATTTCAAGAGATTATATTTACCTCCTGTTATATCTGCGACAATTGAACACGCTACACCTATTATAGCTGGATCACCTGTTAATAACAAATAATCTTTTTCAGTATAATTTTTTAAAAGTTTTCTTAACTTAAAAATTAATGGACCAGGTGACAAAATAATTTGACTAAATTCAGGCAACAATGTGACTAACTTGCCATATTTTTGTGCACCCATAATATTAAATTTTGGATTACCAGATCTTGTGCCAGGTAATTCTTGAATTACGTAAACTGTATTTTCACTCATAATTATTTTTACTTTCGCTTGACAAGTAATTACCTTTTATTATATAGATTGTCAATAGAAAGACAATAGGAAATATTATTATGAATTATAAATTTAAAACTAAACCATATGCACATCAAATAACTGCATTGGAAAAATCGTGGAATAAAGAAGTATATGCATACTTTATGGAGATGGGAACTGGTAAATCAAAAGTTCTTATCGATAACATTTCTATGCTGTATGACAAAGGTAAAATTAATGGTGCTTTAATTATTGCACCTAAAGGTGTTTACCAAAACTGGTATGATTTAGAAATACCTACTCATATGGCAACACATGTAGAAAAAGATACTGTGTTATGGAAAGCCATGATTAATCAAAAACAACAAAATAAATTAAATAAACTATTTGAGTCTACAGAAAAACTTCATATATTAGTTATGAATGTTGAAGCATTCTCAACTAAAAAAGGTTTAGATTTTGCAGCTAAGTTTATGAGTTGTCATAATACTTTAATGGCTATTGATGAGTCTACTACTATTAAAAATCCTGATGCTAAAAGAACTAAAAACATAGTAGAGTTAGGCAAATATGCTAAGTATAGAAGAATACTTACAGGTTCGCCAGTAACTAAATCACCATTAGATTTATATAAACAATGTGAGTTCCTTGATCCATATTTATTGGATTATGGTTCTTACTATGCATTTAGAACTAGATACGCTGTAATGCGATCTGCAAACTTTGGTGGAAGATCAGTACAAATAGTTGTTGGTTATAAAAATCTAGGTGAGTTATCAGAAAAACTAGAACCGTTTTCTTACAGATGTTTAAAAGAAGATTGTTTGGATTTACCTGACTATACATATACCAAACGTGTGATTCAGTTAACACCTGAACAGAAAAAATTATATCAACAAATGAAAATACTAGCATTAGCGGAATTAGATGGAAAACAAATGACTACTCAATCTGCTATGGTGCAGTTGATGAGACTTCATCAAATTACTTGTGGTCATTTTACTGCTGACGATGGTACAATTAAAGAAGTTAAAAATGAAAGACTAGATGCATTAGTAGACATACTTAGTGAAGTAGAAAACAAAGCAGTTATATGGGCCCATTATAGACATGATATTAATGCGATTGTTAATGCTGTAGAAAAAAACTTTGGTAAAGAATCGTATGTAACTTACTTTGGAGATACAACAAACGAACAAAGACAAAATGCTATTAAACAAATTCAAGACCCAAATAGTCCTGTTAGATTTATAATTGGTACACCTCAAACAGGTGGGTATGGTATTACATTAACGGGTGCTAACGTAATGATTTATTATGCAAATGGTTATGATTATGAAAAAAGAATACAATCAGAGGCTAGAATAAATCGTGCAGGTCAAACTAGAAAAATGACTTATATTGATATTATTGCTGAAGATACTGTAGATGAAAAAATTGTAAAAGCGTTAAGAAGTAAGATGAACATCGCCAGTAAAATAACTGGCGATGATCTTAAAGATTGGATTTAATCTATATCAAAAGTTTTTTCTTTACTTGGTCTGTTATTTTCTAAATGAATATATAACATACCATTTTCAAGTTTTACTTTTTTAACTTCAACTGTGTCCGCTAGTTGAAATTGTTTTCTAAACCATCTCTTAGAAATACCTTTAGAAATGTATACTGTTTCTTCTTCTTTAACATGTTCAGAAGCTTCGATAGTCAATACTTCATCTGTTTGACGAATATCAATATCTTCTTTTCCAAAACCAGCCAAAGCGATTTCTATAATGTATTTGTTTTCAGATTCCTTTTTTATATTGTGAAAAGGAAAGTTTGATTTAGGTGTGATCCAGTTATCAAATCCATCAAAGAATGGATCGAAACCAATTGATCTATTTAGGAAAGTATTTATAAGATTTGTCATAATAACTCCTTTGTTAGACGTTAATTTACAGGTCCTTTCCAAAGCGACCTAATTGTAATATAGAGATTATTATAATTTTTGCAAGAGGGTCAGTATGATACCAGCCATACCTGTCATTAAAGCACCCGCTGATATCAATAAAATTCTTTCAATTCTATTAATTTGATTTTGAAGATTGTTGATGGAATCATGTGTTTGTTTTTGCATTATACGACAAAGTTTTTCGTGAGATTCTATTTTTTGTAGAGCAATATCTTTAGTTGATCTAGGCATTAGTAATCCTGTCTACCTCTACCTGATTTAGATGAAAAAGCACCTTCTTTTCCTGATGTACTAAAACCACCGCCAGGACCTGTAAATCCTTGTCTGTCAGCTTCTCTATACACATCTGGAGCTGCTTGTCTTGCTTTAGTTATAGTTGGTTTTTCCATTGCCATTTGTTCTGCAGCTTTTAATTTTTCAAGTTCTGCAAGTCTTTCATCTAATTGTGTTCCAGAATAATCTCCATCAGCGTATTTTTTAGCTAACGTATTTTTAATCATATTAATTCTTTGTTGATATGCTCTTTGTAATCCAACATTTGGAGGTCTTCCAACTGCTCCTTGAGTTAGCATGTTTAATAAACCACCGGATACAGGATTGTATCCAGCCATAATTCCTGAAGCAACAGATCCTCCAGGTGTTAAACCATATTGATTTCTATAAAAACTTTTAGCTGCCTTCATTTGAGGAGATTCTTTTGGTAAAATTCCTGAAAGTAAAGTTGCAAAAAGACTTCCTGGTATTAAATTTTTTAACATACTTCCAATACCTTTTTCTTGTAAAGGTTGTTCCATTTCAACGCTAGGACTATAGGATGTATATTCTACAGGAGTAATAGGAGTAACAGAAGTAGGTGTAAAAACACTTGGTGCGCTACCTATAAACCCTAAATCTTGTGGTGTACTTGTCCCTAAATAATCTTCGATATCTAATGGTTCACTTTGTGGAGTTACTTCAGCCGCTTGTGCTGTTCCCATTCCTGAAACTGCATTTTTTAATCCACCTCTATTTATAAAATCTAGTATTGCATTTCCAGTGCTTCCAGTATTTGGATCTGGAGTAAAATCATACTCTAAACCTGTACGACCTTCTGGACCATACCCATACCTACCAACACTACCTGCTAAACCAAAATCAACCGGACTAGATAAAAATAAACTAGGCAGACCTCCTGTAAATCTTCCTCCTGGGGTGCTAACTGGCAAACCATAATCCTCATAGCCAATACTTCCACTAGGACCTTTTTGAGCTTCTAGTTCTAACATTCTATCTTGCATTGTTTGAGTTAAAAAAGGATCTTGATAACCCAAAAGTCCTCTACCAAAATTTATAGCAGGTGAAGCTGCAGTTGCCATTAATT